CACGGATTTTCCTCTGTCTTAGTCGAACATAGCGAGAACAGGAGCAAGATGAACGATTTTATTCTTGAATACTACCAACAAATCAAAGATGGTCGTGTAACCGTTGGGCGGTGGGTGCGGTTGGTGTATGAATACATTGTTCATGGTCTCCAGAGCAAAGAATTCTTCTACGATTCCAAGAAAGCGAACAGCGCAATCAGTTTTATTGAGAACAGAGTGCATCACACTGAAGGCAGATTGGCGCCGAATCTGCTGAAACTTGAGTTATGGCAGAAAGCAATGGTGGCGGCGATCTTCGGAATTGTTGACCAGAGCGGAAACAGGCAGTTTCGTGAAGTCGTTGGTGTGCTGTCCAGAAAGCAGGGCAAGTCTTTACTTGCGGTCGGCATCGCTGAAAACTGCTTATTCAATGATGGCGAGTACGGCGGAAGAATATTCTGCGTTGCACCGAAACTTGACCAGGCTGACATTGTTTACTCAAACATATGGCAGTCGATAACGCTTGACCCAGAACTATTGGAAATGAGCAAGCACCGCAAATCTGACATTTATGTTGCTGACACAAATTCAAGTGTTAAAAAGATTGCCTTCAATGCAAAGAAGTCAGATGGTTTCAATCCTTCAATGGTGATCTGTGATGAAATCGCATCATGGCAGGGTGACCAAGGATTGAAACAGTATGAGGTAATGAAATCAGCGGTGGGTGCAAGAACACAGCCGTTGATCTTGTCGATCAGCACTGCCGGATATGTCAACGAAGGCATTTATGATGAATTGATCAAGCGGTCAACACGATTCCTGTTAGGTGAATCGAAAGAAAAACGTTTACTTCCGTTTCTGTACATGATCGATGATGTTGATAAATGGAATGACATAAACGAATTGAAAAAATCAAATCCGAATCTTGGTGTTTCTGTTTCGGTTGATTACCTTCTGGAAGAAATCGCAATCGCAGAAGGTTCTTTGTCAAAGAAAGCGGAGTTCATCACCAAGTACTGCAATATCAAACAGAATTCATCTGTGGCATGGTTGCCTTCCAGATTGGTCAACGATGCGAAGGGTGAGAAGTTAAACCTTGAAGATTTCAGAGGTTGCTACTGCGTTGCCGGAATCGACTTGTCGCAGACCAGAGATTTAACCTGTGCATGTGTAGTGATTGAGAAGGAAGGCGAATTGTATGTCTTCTCACGCTTCTGGTTACCATCCGAAAAGATTGATGAAGCAACACAAAGAGACGGAGTCCCATACAACGCATTCATTCAGCGTGGCTTGTTATATCCTTCTGGAGACAATTTCATAGACTATCACGATTGTGAGAACTGGTTTATGGAGTTGGTAAGGGATTACGAAATACTGCCGCTTGAAATAGGTTACGACCGCTACTGTGCGCAGTACCTGGTTCAAGACATGCAGTCTGAAGGTTTCCACATGGATGATGTATTTCAAGGTGAAAACTTATACGGAGTGATACAGGAAACGCAAGGTCTTATGGAAGACCGCAAGATTCACATTGGTGACAATGATTTGCTTGGAATGCATTTATTGGATTCCGCAATCAAGATGTCAACGGAAAGGGGCAGAGGTAAATTGGTCAAAGTAAACCACAAGGTACATATTGACGGCACTGCCGCCTTATTGGATGCAATGACGGTCAGACAGAAGTGGTACGGCGAGATTGGCGACCGATTAACGAACAGGTGAATGATATGGGATTATTTGACTTGATATTTAAGAACCGACCGAAGCCAGTTGGTTATGAAGAAACCTTCAGAATGCTGAACGGCTATGTACCAAGGTTCACAGACTTTCATGGTGGAATTTATGAAAGTGAATTGATTCGGTCAGCAATCAATGCCAGAGCCACACACATTTCAAAGTTACACGTTGAGATGATCGGAGCGGCACGGCCAAGACTTCAGTCAAAAATGAGAAAAGCACCGAATCAGTTTCAGACTTGGTCACAGTTCATGTATAGACTGTCTACCATCTTGGATATACACAACACTGCGTTTATCTGTCCTGTTTACGATGAATATGGTGAGCCGTCTGGGATTGTGGCACCGTTACCGCACAAGTGTGAAATTGTCTCATATAACAATGTGCCGTATTTACGTTATGAATTCGGATGGCATCAGAAATGCGCAATTGAACTGGAGTATTGCGGAATCATGACAAAACACCAGTACAAAAGCGATTTCTTCGGCGAGACCAATGAAGCACTGTACCCAACTACTGAACTGATTCACATTCAGAATCAAGGCATTGAAGAAGGTGTGAAAAGTGCGGCATCATATCGCTTCTATGGTTCGCTGACCAACTTTGCAAAGGCTGAAGACATTAAAAACGAACGAAAAAGATTCACGGAGTTGAACTTTTCCAAAGATGCCGAAGCAGGGGGATTATTGTTATTTCCTAACACCTACAAGGATATCAAACAGATTGATGTCAAGCCGTGGGTGATTGATGCAGACCAGATCGATGTCATCAGAAAGAACGTGTTTGATTACTTCGGAGTGAATGAAGATGTTCTCCAGAACAAAGCCTATGGTGATGCCTGGAGTGCTTTTTATGAAGGAGCGGTCGAACCGTTTGCAATTCAGTTCAGTGAAGTCATGACCAAGATGCTTTTCACTCTGAGAGAACAGGCAGAAGGCAATCAAGTCATGGCGACATCGAACAGACTTCAGTATTTGTCGAACCAAGACAAGTTAAACGTTTCAGCACAGTTGGCTGACCGTGGAATTATGAACCGTGATGAAATCCGTGAAATCTGGAATCTGCCGCCGTTACCAAACGGAGAAGGGCAAGCATATATCATTCGTGGCGAATACTACAATGCCACAGAAAAGGTGAACAGCGATGAATAAGAAAGAAATCCGTGCTTTTGAATTTGAAGTAAGAGCAGAAGAAACCGAACGTGGGCATACCTTAACAGGCATGCCTATTGTTTTTGATGAGCGCACCGACCTTGGTTGGTATGACGAAATCATCGACAAAGGCGCGCTTGACCGCACCGATCTGAAGGATGTGCGGTTTTTAATTAACCACAACACCGACATGATCCCGTTAGCGAGATCAAGAAATAACAACGAAAACAGCACCATGCAGATGACGGTTGACCAGTCACGTGGCATGGCAATTCGTGTTGATCTTGATACAGAGAACAACACGGATGCAAAAAGCCTTTATTCAGCAGTAGAACGTGGTGACATCTCCGGAATGTCATTTATGTTCACTGTTGATAAGGATATGTGGGAAGACATCGATACAGAACATCCAACACGGCACATCATTTCGATCAGCCGTGTTTTTGAGGTTTCGGCGGTGACATTCCCTGCGTATGAAGCAACGTCAATTCAAGCAAGAGGTCTTGCCGATGCACTGGAGAGTGCAAAAGCATCACTGGAGAGTGCAAAAGCCGAACAGCGTGAAATTGAACGGAAGAAGGCAAGAATCAGAATTCTTGCAGAGGTGAACTGATGGATATCAAAGAAATGACAATTGAAGACCTTGAAGCAAGGCAGACAGCAATTGTCGCAGAAATCGACAATCCAGAAGCAGACCTTGATGCGCTTGAAAGTGAAATGCGCAGTATCAAATCTGAACTGGAAGCCAGAAAAGCAAACGAAGCCAAGAAGGCTGAAATCCGTGCGAATGTCGCACAGGGAAAGGGCGAAGTTGTAAAGACCTTCGCAGAGGAGAAAAAGGATATGAACGTTGAAGAACGTAAGGAACAGATGATTGATGCTCTTGCAGAATATATCAAGGGCAATGCAACTGCTGAACAGCGTGCGCTTCTGACAACTGATGCAACAGGTGGAACTGTTAAAGTTTCCAACATCGTTGATGACTATATCTGGACTGACTGGAATAAGTCTCCGATCCTGTCCAGAATCCGCAAGGTGTATGTGCAGGGAAATTATTCTGTAGGCTATGAAGCATCCGCAACAGGCGCAGTAAAGCATACAGAAGGCGCAAATGCTCCGACAGAAGAAACACTTACACTTGCATATGTAAACTTCATTGCGCAGTACTACAAGAAGTGGATCAAGGTAAGCGACAGAGTTCTTGCACTGAAAGCGATTGCTCTTGAGAATGCTGTGGTTGCTGAGATTTCTGCAAGTACACTGACTGCCGCTGTTACAAATCCGATTGACAACACAGCAGTCATGGCGGCATTTGCACGCCTGTCTGATGAAGCAACAAACCCTGTTGTTATTATCTCCAAGACAAACTATGCGGCAATCATGAACGAACGTACAACAGCAGGTACAAAAATCGAAGACCCCTTCAATGGTCTTGAAGTACTGTTCAACAACACTGTAACAGGCATGCTTGTTGGCGACCTTGACGGCGTTGTTGCGAATTTCCCGGAAGGCGAAGATTTCAAATTCATCGTTGATGACAGAAGTCTGGCTGAAAGCGATATGGTCAAGATTGTCGGCAAGATTCTTGCTGACATCCATCTGGTACGTCCGAACGGATTTGCCAAGGTTACTGCGGCATAATGAAAGCCAAAGTAATCAAAGACGCAACTCTTACAGTCAAGGCAGGGCAGATTGTAGAAATTTCAGAAGAACAGTTTGCCCTTGCTGAAAAACTTGGGCTGGTAGAGTTTGTGAAAGAAGAAAAACCTAAGAAAAAGGCGGCGAAATAAACCGCCTTTTTTCTTGAAAGGAGCAAGACATGAATGAAGCATTGGAAAAAGTAAAACTTGCACTGCGCATCACCACAGATGCGTTTGACAGTGAACTGACTGATTTGGTCAATGCGGCACTGATCGACCTGGGGTTAGGTGGTGCAGATGGGGCAAACGTTGAACTGACTGATGCGCTTGCTCTTCGTGCAGTCATAACTTACTGCAAGATGCATTTCGGTGAACCAGATGAATATGAACGTCTCAAACTTTCTTACGATGAACAGAAAGCGCAGATGGGCATGGCTACAGGGTACACGGTATGGACAGGTCAGTAGTAATCTATCTGGTCGGTGAAACCTACGAACAGAATGATTATGGTGTGATGATTCCGACCATCACCAAAACCCAGGTATTTGCTGATGTGACATCGGTAACTTCTACGGAATGGTTTGAAGGCGGCAGAAATGGACTGAATCCAGAGTATAGAATGAGAATCTTCGCACCAGAATACAACGGTGAAAAGATCATCGAATACAACGGCATTCAGTACACCATTTACAGAACGTATACGGCGAGAAATGACATCTTGGAACTGTACGTTCAGAGGAAGATGGGCAATGCCTAGAATCAAGCCGGAGCAGTTCGCTGAAACCGTCAACAAGTATCTTGAAGAATATGCAAAAGATGTCGATGAAACGATGGCGAAAGTGGTGACTGAAACAGCACTGGATGCTGAACAGAAACTGCATTCTGCCGGAGATTTCAACGGCACAAAGTACAAACGTTCATGGGATACGCAAATCAATCGGAAACGGCTTTACATTGAAGCACGTGTTTATAACAAGAAAGGTCAACTGACACACCTTCTTGAACATGGGCATGTGCTTGCAAGGGGCGGCAGAATCATTGGTGAATCGCCAGAATTCAAACACATCGAACCGATCAATGATGAAGCACAGAAAAAGGTAGAAGAGGAGTTGATAAAGAAGTTATGACATTGAAAGAAATCAATGAAATGATGGCTTCAATCGGACTGCCGTATACCTATTATTCGTTTCCGATTGGTCACGTACCAGAACCGCCGTATTTCGTGTTCTTTTATCCCAACTCCGACAACTTCGGTGCGGATAATGCGGTATATCAGAAAATCAATTCAGTAAGTATTGAACTGTACTCAAAAACACCAGATTTCGAAGCAGAAACACAGATCGAAACCGTCTTAGATGCTAACCACATCTATTGGGAAAAAGATTCTGTGTTTTTAGATTCGGAACAACTTTACGAAACGATCTATGAAATGGAGATATTGATCAATGGCGAATAAAGTCAAATATGGTCTTGAACAGGTCTACTATGCAGTTGCAACAGAAGGCACAGGCGGTGCGCTGACATACGGCACACCGGTCAGACTTCCTGGCGCTGTGAATCTGACACTGAGCGCAGAGGGCGACACCAATCCGTTCTACGCAGACAACATTCTGTATTTCCAGAGTACTGCAAACAACGGTTATAGCGGAACACTTGAACTGGCACTGATTCCAGATTCTTTTCTGACTGATGTGCTTGGGCAGACTGCCGACCAGAACAGCGTTCTGGTTGAAAGAAGCGGCACACCGATTGTTGAGTTTGCTCTGCTGTTCCAGTTTGAAGGCGATCAGAATAAAACAAGGCACTGCATGTACAGATGCACTGCAAGCCGTGCAGATGTTGCAGGTGCGACCACAGAAGCATCTATTGAACCGCAGACGGAAACACTGAACATCACATGTATGCCGAGAATCAACGACAAGGTTGTCAAATCAAAGTGCGATGATACGCAGACAACACAGTATGCGGCTTGGTATACACAGGTCTACGAACCGACACTTTAATTAAAGAAGGAGAAAAACATGGAGAAGACATTAAAAATTGACGGTCTTGAAATACCGTTCAAAGCATCTGGTGCAACACCAAGGATTTATCGCATGAAATTTAACCGTGATATCTTCGCAGATATGCAGACACTGATGGATGCAATTTCAAAGAGCGGTGGGAATCTTTCAACGGCAAATCTTGAAGTGTTCGAAAATATCGCTTGGGTGATGGCATACCAGGCTGATAAAACTATCCCTTCGGATGCGGATGAATGGCTTGATCAGTTTAATGTCTTCTCAATTTATCAAATTCTTCCAGAGTTGGTTGAGATGTGGACACTGAACAACACAACAATTGAAGAATCCAAAAAAAAAGCAGAAGAACAGAGCGGCGATTAACGACCGCTCTTTTTCTGCTTAGGTGCGTAGAAATCGGCATATCAATTCAAGATATGGATTTGCTGACCATCGGAATGATCATGGATATGTGGGTAGAGAAAGCGAACGATTCGGTTGAATACCCAGAACTTCCGACACAGGAAGACTTTGATAAGTTTTAAGGGGGCATAATGGCACAGAGAATT